ACAGTTACGTCAGCCATTGTGCTTACTCCTTAATGTGAGTTGTATTTCTTGATGTGTATCATATAATGCTACTTGTGAAGCAGCCGTATATTTAAAACGCCTGTTATTTCTAATCACTTCAATATCAGTACCAGGTCTAATCACAACGTCTGGAGACATAAATAAAACTACAGTTTGTGATGCGGAAGGTAATTTATTAACGATATCATTTGTTTGAAGTGTCTTAAAAGATAACCGACAAGGATAACTCACTTCTTCGAGTTCGCCATTTGTAATGATGCCTGTCGTAGGGTCTTGTATGGCTTTTCGCTGTTCAGTCAAAATACATGTATCGGTATAGAGTCGCTCAAAATGTTGTCTAGCTACCATCTTAATTTTCGATAACATGTAATATCAGTACCTTCTAGTGATAACCATTTAGATGTAAGAGTAGATAAAGTAGTAGCTGCATTATGAGCACTATCAAAATCAATTTCTGTGTCGCCTTCTTTTAATTTAGAGATAGGCTGTAAATCAGAAGATTGTAAAATAGTGTCTTTATGATGTTCAATAAATCTTGCTGCTACACGTTTATCTAATAATTGGTTAAGTTCAGAAGGCAATTCTTCATCATTTAAAATATTCAAAAGAAATTGCCGTTCTGAATCATAGATATATTGAAGAACATTGTCATAATCTGGCGTTACATTAAAATGTGTAGCCATACGAATGAGTTCTTTAATATGTTCCATGTGTTAACCTATATTATTTTTTGAATGTTGCTTTAACGACTTTAGATTCGTTTGTTAAACCTACAGCATAGTGAGCAGATACTACTACGTCAGTAGACAATGCTTTTGCATGACGTTCTGTTTCGAGCATTGCTTCAGCTTTAGTATAAATAGTTACAGCTGGAAGAGCTGGAGTACCATCTTCTACTTCTGGAGACAAGCATACGATGAAGTTGTCGATATTTGCTTTAGAATCATCGATACGACGAGAAGCAACTACACGACAGCCAGCAATCATACCAATTTCACCGTTCATCATAACGTCAGCATTATATTTATTGCGGTCAATGAAGTTAGGGTCCAAACGAAGAGTTGTTACTTGGCTAGGAGCTACGAACAATACTTTTTCTGTATTGCCTTCTTCATTCAATTTATCGACAGCAGATACAACACCTTCATAAGAAATAACTTTAGTAGAAGTAGCTGCCAAAGAAGTAGTAGCCAATGCTGCCAATACATCGTTATCAATTTTATCTGCCATAGACAAAGATAATTGATGAGTAGCTTGACCTACTGGGTCACCCAAACCAGATTTAACTGCTTTATCTGTCAAAGTGATTGCTTTACCAGCTGTTTTAATTTGTACAGTTTTAGTGGAAGCAGTCATAGTAGTAGTCGTTACTTCTGCACCTTCTGCAACATCTTCAGCTGCACCGATGTAAGCCCATACTGGAATTGTGATAGTATCACCAGGAACACCTTTAAGTTCTTCGTTAACAGCTGCGAATTGTGTGAATTTTAATGCTTTAGGTAAGCCAGCAGATACCATATCTTGCATAACTTGAGGGTTAATAATATTTGCGAGTTTCGTTTCGTTTGCCATTGTTAGTTAAATTCCTTTTTATTAATTAATTAGAAAGTTCAGAATACAAATCTGGGTTAGTTTCTTGAAGTTGTACACGGTCAAGATAGGACATTTTATTAAATTGTTCTTTTGTGATACCGTCATTTGTTTTAGGAGTAGCATCACCAGGAACAACGCCCTTAATAGAGTCTTGTTTAAATAAATAAGGGTCAGATTCTTTTAATGCTGTAATTTGTTCTTGAATACCTGTAATAGTATTATCTTCACCGATAGCTATTTTTGTGCGGTCTAATAAGCCAGTTAAAATAGTTTCATTCATAGCACCGCTTTTACTTAATGCTTTTGTGATAGCTGTATCAATTTTCATATTTTTAATGTTTTCGTTATAATCAGCTTCCCTTTGAGTAGCGGCATCTTGAAGTTCTTTAATTTGAGATTGCAATGCTTCATTCGCTTTATTAGCTTCGGATAAAGTGCTAATATCATTCGTTAGGTTTTCAATTTCTTGTTTGGCTTGTTTATATGCATCATTTTTTTCGTTGAATTGTGCTTTCGATACATAATTTTTGCCATAATCTTCAATAATGGCATTAATTTGTTCTTCTGTAAGATTGAGGGCTTGAAGTTGTTCTTTTGTCATGGATAAAATACTCCTTGAATTAATTAATACGTTTCGTTTTATTTTCGTGAGTCACATCTCACATTGGATTAATTGCTATTGCTTGTTCTTTATCGTCTTTAAGCAATAAAAAAAAAGACAAGATATTTATTTTAAATATTTGTCTTCCCATTCTTGATAATTCATATCTGGTATATATTCAGTTTTAGTGTCTGGTCTGGATGCTCTTGTATGTAATGCAACATAAGGAATCATCGTAGACCGACAATAAGGATGAAATGGTGGTGCAGTTACACCTAATTTACAGTCAGATACGTTAACGACTTTTTTATCGAGATGCCTACATGTAGAGGATGTGTGTTTATCGAGTGTCGCTAATATCTGATATTGTTTTACATTTAATTCTGTAAAAGAATTAACCAATGCTTTTTCTTGTACGTAAGCAGTTTCTGTTTCTACTAATCTACGTACATTAGAAGTTTGTGTATTAAATGCTTGTGAAATACGTTCTGTCGTTCTCTCAGATGCTTCTTGTGCAATGAAAGAGCGTGTGATTTCTTGCTGTAATTTAATAATTAATGTATCTCTTTGTCTCCATATACGTTCCGAATAATTTAATGCATTCCAGGGTTCTTGAATAGCTGCTAATATTTGTTTTTTAGGTACTTGTCTAAATGTTTGGTAGTTACCCATAAGAGATTGCGTATGATAGGCTGCTTGATAATAACTAGATTGATATTGTTTAGATAAAAAAGTAGTCATTTCTGCATTTATATCAGCAGCCATTTCTTCTGCAAATTGTTGTGTATGTACCCATAAGGCTTCGATGCGTGATAATCTGGAACGAATAGATGCATTATCTAATAATTTAATTTGTTTATTGGATAAGTTTTTTTGTTGTGCTAGTTTTGTGTATTCTTTGAGGGTTAATTTAAATGCTTTTAATTCTCTATCTGTTAATTGTTTCTTAGCATCTTGCAGCGATAAACCATTAGTATTTGCGTATTTTTGATAGAACGCCTGTATTTGTGAAAGTTGCTTTTCAAGAGCATATTGAGTTATGGAATTTAGTTTTTTGAATTCTTGTAGTGCATCTGATAAACCATCTTCTTTTGTTTGTAAAAATCTATCGTTCCAGTACATTATTCACCTTCGTAGGTATAATCTTGATTGAGTGTTTCTTGTCGTTCTTTTTTAATCTGTTCTAGTTCTTCATCAACATTTACAGTAAATGGATGGTTAGCAACTAATGTTCTTTCAGATAAAATACCGACAGAATTTTTAATAGCATCAATTGTGTCTTGTTGGTTAACAGGTAAGTCTCTATTAAAGATAAAATTAATAGATTCAATAATAGGCAAATTATTAAGAGAACGATACGCATTAATAAAGTCCACTAAATGATGTAGAGAAGCTTGAAATTCAGATTCCATTTCATTAGCATCTAAATCAATGTCAGAATACATAGAATTGATATTCATTTGATTAGGGTTATTAGTCATACGGTCATCTTTAGCATCAAAGCCACGACCATTTGTAATAATAGCCCTTTCCAATTCTTTAATAATGGTTGTGTAATTCGTAGAATCTACATTGACTTGTAAGGCTTGTACATCACCTTCTATTTCTGGATTGCCAGATATTTTAATCACGCCATGTTTTGCTAAATTATATCTAAAGTCAGCTAAATCTGTACCTTCATATCCTTTAAGAATTAAAATCGTATTATGCACATCTTGTGACATAACATTAGCAAAATTAGAGAGCATTTGATTTAATGCATCTTGTAATGTTTTAATTTTGTCTAATAAGAATGTTTCATCAGAATTAGGTTTGAACCAAATTAATGGAACAGAAGACCAATTATAAGAAATATCATTTTTATGAATATAAGCAGTATTTAATTTAGAAGTGTCTGGTGCTAATTGACCATTAGAATAAATATAATAATGTACACCTTCTGGTAAATAATATTCGACGTGTGTTTCTGTTGTCGTGATATTAGCACTTTGATATATTTCCACGTCATAAAAATGAATAAATGCATCGAGTTGTTTATGTGCTTCATCGTGCCAGAATGGAATTACATTTTCTGGTTTAAAGCGTTTAAAAGAAAGAGCACCTTGTTCATTAATATAAGGATGTAAATAACCAATAGAACATTGATATACGTCTTTACCTAATTCTTTTAATAGATTTTGAAAGCTAGGATTAAAATATTCAGATACATCAATATCATCATTTGTTTGTGCATCGATTTGTTGCGATAATAAATAATTTGTCTTTTGGTCTACTAAATCATCGAATAAATTATTAATGATTTTATGATTAGGAATGATACCAGAAGCATCTTGCATATTTTGTTTGTCTGTATAAACTAAATGTTTAGGTTCTTGTTGCTGACCTAAATAATATTTTCTGGATAAGAGCATTTTACGTCGTTTAGTAGATGACAAGAATCGTTCTAATTCTGACTGAATGAATTCTTGTTCTGATACACCTTTATGTTGACGTATAATGTCTATCCATTGTTCAGTTGTATTCATTAAATAAATAATCCTTTATTATTCAAAAGAAAAAACAGGTTGTAATACATTCACTTTTTCAGCCACGCCAGTTAATGCATCTGGAGCATCATCATGTAGGTTTTTACCTTCTCGTTGATAAGAAGTGATAGCTTTATAAAACTCTGGGTATTTATTGTGCCAATTTTGAGGAAAATAAATATGTTCCATCACCCATGTCGCATTTGAAAGAATACGAGCTTGTTTATTTTTGGATTGATGGAATGGCCTTATAACTGTGTGGTTAGTATTATATGTATTCGTTAAATAATGAGAGATTTGTCTTGAAAAACCTCTACCGCCATTATTAGATTCAATATCAGCTTGATTGACTTTATATTCAAAGATATGTTTCGCCACGAGAGGTTCTGTTATTTCCATTGGTTCATTTGTATAAATAACATCTAAGATATAGGCTTCTTTTTGATAAATGCCATAAATAATAGAACATAAATAGTCAGAACCAATATCAGCTGTATCTGTATATGATTGTATTTTTTCGAATTGTGGTAGAGTATCATATGTTTTAAAAGACGTATATAATTGACCTTTTAAATCAATTGGTTCTTGTTGATAGTTAGCATAGAAGATATCTGGAGACATTAATTTCTTTTTCTCTTCATAAGATTCACGAGATAATACATCTTCACATAACATGGTGCCGTCATCTTGTAAGGCTTTAAGAGAAATAATTTCAGCATCGTCCTGAAAGTGATTAATAATACGTCCAGCTAAATCATCAGAAGCCCAGCGAGTCATAATAATAATTATTTTTCCGCCTTCTTCTAAACGAGATAGCATTGTATTAGTGAACCATTCATAATGAGATTGTTTCGTTAATTGATTATTTGCTTCTTGTGCATTTTTAATAACGTCATCAATAATCATTAAAGAACAGCCGAAGCCAGTTGCAGTACCAGAAGGAGATGTAGCCAAATAAGAAGAATATTGACCTTCGAGTGACCACATATTCATAGCTGCATCACCTTGTTTTATTTTTACGTCTGGAAATACATCAGAAAAAACTGGTATAAATGGCTCTACTTTTTGTGTTTGAATTGTATTTCGTACTGTTTTAGCAAATTGAGTAGAAAGTGTTTCATTATAAGAACCAGTCATTATTTTTTTAGTAGGGTCTTTACCAAACGTCCATTCAGCAAATAATGATGCAGTTCTTGATTTACCAGTTCGAGGTGGTATAGATATAACTAATACTTTTTTAGGAGAATTAAATACGAATTCTTGTAAGGTATTAGCCAATTGAACAAGATACTGTCTGGAACGTTTATAAAAATCTGGAGCCATTAATTCACAATAATCAAAAAAATCACGTCGAGCTAATTCTAATTTGGCTTCATACGTGATATGTTTTTCGAGTTGTGGTGTCATTATCAATTGGATATCAGAAGAAATTCGTATCACCTCCTTTTAGTGTTCGTATATGTTCATATATGTTAAAAACTACATAAGGATTATTAAGACTTCTTATTCTCAATTAGATTTGTAGCGAGAGAACGAAGGTCTTCTGTCGATAAATTTTGTAGTGGATTATTAATGGTTGTATTCATAGTGACTTTTTGTTCATAAGCAGCATCCATTTTATTTAATAAATCGAGTGCTTTTAATCTATCTGCATATTTAATATCATCTGCATTTACAAACTTAGTTAATAATTCACGACGTTCTTCAATTGAAATAACTGTTTTTTTTATTCGGTCTTCATCAGAACATCCAGAGGTCTTTTGTAAATAGTCAATGTAGGCTTTAATGCCAGGCTTTGCAAGGTTCTCTGTTGCCATATTAGAAATGACTTTATATGTTTTTTGTGAGTAACCAGCAGCTTTAACAGCATCGAAACCATTATTGCCATTTGAGACATATGCTTCGCAAAAAAGAGCTTGTTTTCTTGTTAGCACATAGCCATCAATCATTAATTTGCCTTTGTCATTTTTTTTAAGTGCGATAAGTCTCACCTCATTTTTTTAATTGAAATATAGATAGCTAAAATAAATGTTTTTTTATATGTCTTGTTATCATTTATCGTTTAAGATAAAAAATAAAGAAAGTTGCTATAAAACTATTGATTTTTTAATTAGTAGAACATTTGT